GGTAAAATGAAAGATCAGGCAGGGTTATTAATTAATGCTCAAATTGAGAGATTGTTACTTCCACAAGATTTAATGTTCTCAGGTTGCAGGTTACTTGAGTCTGTATTTAGAACAGGAACGGCTAATAACGACATAAATGCACTTTATAACATGAAGGCTATTCCGCAAGGTTATGAAGTAAGCCATTTCTTAACAAATCCTAGCAACTGGTTCGGATTAACTAACGTTAAGGGAACTCGTAAGCATTTCGTAAGACGTCCACTTAAAGTAAATGTTACAACCGATCCCGTAACTGAAACCATGTCAGTACTTGCATCAGGCCGTTATTCTTTTGGTATGTTTACTCCTCTTGGGGTAATCGGCGCACAAGGGTCAACAGCTTAATTAAAAAAAGAAGCACTTAAAATTAAAGCTTAAGTGCTTCCTGTTTTGTAAAAGAACTTAAAAATTAGGAAATTATTATGTCCCAATTTCGTGAATATAAATGGCCAGTTCTTGTAGGAAATGGAATATCACTCTCGCAAGCACCAGTTGCAAATACTCCTCTAGCATTAAATGGTCCTAATGTGAATAAAACTACAGGAACAGTTAGATGTGTTGATGATTTCGGTATTGTGCCAAGAATTAATTTCTCTTCAGCCTCCAATCTTTCTAGTGTAAATTTTACTATTATCGGTTATCAGAATGGAGTTTTTATTAGCGAAATCTTAGCAGGGCCAAATGTAAATATAGTTACAAGCGTCAACTGCTTTGATAGCATAGAGAAAATAATTCCAAGTACTAGTAGCGCAAATAATATTTTGGTAGGTTTTTCTAATAGAGGATACTATCCTATTATTCCTCTAAATATGCTAAGATCTGGCGCAAGTACTTTTTCCTTGAACACAATAGCAGCAGCTGAGAATCCCCTTACTTATCAAGGTTTTATTTCATTGAAGAATTTTATAGGTCTAGGAAAATACGATGATTTGAGTACTGCTCCAACTGCTGGTGGTACTGGTACTGGTGATTTTGCAAGCCTTATTGGCTCTCGTACGGCATCATTTTTTGCTCAATATAATAATATAGGAGCTAATTTACTTTTTAAAATTGGTACAACTCCTACAGGAGCTAATCCTGTTAGGGTTCAATTTTTGCAAGTTTAACTAAAAAAGAGATTATCTAAATGCCGGCAACTAGCGGAAGTTATAGTGCGAATAACATAAAAGGAGAGCTGATTATCAGAAAGGCTTATGAGTTAATCGGCATGCCTCTAAGCATGGTAACTGCCGAGCAATATAATTCAGCACTTAATATCATCAATTTTATTTTAAGCGATTGGACTAACTCCAATGTTAACTTATGGACATTAAAACTTGAGTCCCTGTTTTTAACTCCCGGACAAGCATCCTACCTTTTGCCAAGCAATATTACTAAAGTATTTCAGGTATCCTTAAGAAGTAACGTAAGACAGAATTTTGGTGGAGTGCCTAATAACGGAGACTATGGAGGAGTGGCAGCTTATGCTTTTGATGGTAATCCTAATACTGCTTGTACTCAAGACCGGGCAAACGGCTTAATAGGCTATGCTTATTCTACTCCCCAAGTGATCAAAATTCTAGGTGTGCAATCAAATGTAGATAGGGAGTATAGCTTAATATTTGCTGGCCAGAGCAGTGATTATCGGACGATTTATTATGTTAAGGCTATTCCTAAAACCTTATATAAAAAAGGTATTACGCAGTGGTTTCTGCTGGAAGATAACTTAGCTTCGTGTCCCTATTATCAGATACAGGAAACAGAAGGAGCTACTCTTGATATCTCGGAAGTCTATTTTAACAACCATTTAAAGGATACTACCATGAGCGAGATATCCAGATATGAATATCTATCCTATCCGAACAAATCGCAAATTGGACGGCCTACTATTTACTATGTTGATTACCAGCGTACTCCATCTCTGTATATATGGCAGACTCCAAGTCCTATGTATAATTTAATAATGTATAGCGGTCAAAGCAGTATAGAAACGCTAGAGAACTATACGCAAGGCATTGATATTCCTTCATATTTTTATACTCCTTTAATATATGGACTCGCTAGCATGCTAGCAGCACAATACGCCCCTGAAAAAGAAGAAGGTTTAAAAATGAGGTATCAGAAAACTCTAAATCCGGCAGTAATTAATAATACGACGGAAGTACCGCTTAAACTGGAGGTATATAGTGACTAGTTTAAAGAACACTCCTGTAAATACGCAAATGGGAGATTACGTTAGAAAGGATGTAATTGAACCTATTGGCACTTGCGATTATTCGGGTTTTCCTTTTAGCAGGTCTGATTTAGTTAAGCAATATGAATGGCGTGGGAATCAGTTAGTCTGGACGGGGGCAATAGTCGGACGACCTTTTTTAGACATGCCAAACGAGCAGAATAGGCCGCCACAAATAAAAGGCGACCCAAAAGCCGTGCAGAATCCTCGACCATTTGGTATTGAAACACCGCAAGGCCCTAAGGCTAGTGATAATAATTCACCAAATGTTTTGTATTATGTGGACTTTACAACTGAAGATAATGTTATCAAATCACCAACATTTGCCGGAGAGGATGTAAGTCAAATCAATACAGAAGAACGTTTAAAATCATTATATCAACTGTAATGGCTAATAATTTTAATCCTGGATTTGATAGAGAAAAGGCGGCTTTTATAGAACTGGCTAATAAAGGTGAAGGACTTACTCCAATTAATTATCTATATGCAAAAGAAGGAAGTTTTGAAAGTATTTTATCGCCTAATATTACTGGCGGTACTGCTGAGTTTTATACAATATATGCAAATGGCATTAACTCTGCCAATATCACTAATACTGAAGATATTATTACCAGTAGGTTAAAATGGCATAATCCATTTAATGATTATTATGTTGGTTTTACCGCTCCTGAAAAACTGACTCAAAACACGATATGGAGATTACCACTAGGAGATGGAAAAGATAAGCAGGTATTAGCTACTGACGGTAGCGGTGGATTATCTTTTATTGATGTTGTACAAGGTGGAGGAGCTCCAAAAGATGCTACTTTCATCATACAAACTCAAAATGATAATTTACCTAATGCACAAGTTCTGGAAGAGCTTGGAACGGGCATAACTAAAATTGTAGTTGGCGGAGCTTTTGCTATTGCAATTAGTGGTCAGGATTATGCAACTAGCGAGCAGTTAGAGGAAATAAGAGATCAATGCCAAGGATATGCTAATAGCGCAAAGAGTTCCGCTGATTCCGCAAAGAATTCTGCTGACTATGCAAAAGAACGGGCGCAGGAAGCAGAAAATGCCGCCGATAACGCAAGAGCCTCTGCCTTTGCCGCAGAAGGCTTTTCAACAGATGCAAGAGCTTCTGCTCTTTCTGCCGCTGCCTCTTCTGCATCTGCTAGTGGTTTTGCCGGAGCAGCCGGAGCATCTGCCGCCGCTGCTGCTATTTCTGCGACTGCTGCATCTGCATCTGCTGCTTTAGCTGCCGATAGTGCCGTAGAAGCAAAAGAATATCTAGATACCCTTTTAAGTACTGAGTTACAACTTCAAGGGGATATAACTGGTAGCGGATTATTAAATGACTCAATTATTACTGCTTTTAAACCTAATCCGGTATTTCCCGGTAATGGATCAATGACTATGCCTTCAGGTAATAATACTCAAAGACCCGTTACCTTAATTCCAGGAATGATCAGGTTTAACACTTCACTATGATTTTATGCTAAAATTAACTTAACAATTAAATAAACAAGAGATTTAATATGACAGATACACTAATTGACAAAAATCCTAAAGCACCTTTACCTTCTTCAGTTGGTAAACCAGAAATTACTGATGGAACAAACTGGTTTACACTTGCTACTGAAAACTGGGTTATTAATCGAGAAGGACTAGCCCCTGCTCTTGCAGCTAGTACCCTTAATTTAACCGCTACTTACGCTAACGGCACTAATGGAGTTGGCGCTACCTTAACTAATGCACAAACGCCTCAAACCATACTTTCTATTGATGGAACAGCGCCTGCTGTAGGTAGTCGTATTCTAATTAAAAATCAAACAAGTACTTTTCAAAATGGAATATATGCGGTAACTAATGCAGGCTCAACTTCTACAAATTGGGTGTTAACAAGAGCAACTGACTTTGATACCGCCTCCCAAATGACTCAAGGAAAAACTATCAATGTTATTACCGGTAATGCAAATGCTGCCTCAGGATGGATGTTAACATCTGCCTCTGTTACTGCCGTTGGTACTAGTGCTGTTACTTTTACAAGACTTTCAAAAGGAACGGGAATAGATAATATTTTTGGTACTATTTATCAGATTCAAGTTACTCAAACAAGTAATCCTAATAATGCAACAATTAAAATAATAGATAATCCTATAATACCTGGTAACGCATGTATAACAATTCCAGCTGGTACTACCGCTCAAAGACCATCAACACCAGTTTCTGGTTCACTTAGATTTAACACTAGCCTTACTTAAACTTAAAGGAATTCTTTGCGGGAAAGGACAATTTTTCTCGCAAAGGGAGTCTCTAGCTCTTTGTTTATAACAGCTACAGAGAGTAAATTATAAAT